GAAAACCACAACACAGGAGATACAGACCAACCTAGATGCTGGCAGAAACGTGGCTGTGGTGTTTGATGTAGTGCCCACAGATTGGCAAGGTTGGACGGTCATCAATGGTGATGAGAGTGATGAGAGATTCTTGGATACCAAAGGAGTGATAGTTGGACTCAAGGCGAAAGGCGCAGCCAAAAAAGATACGACTGGTTTCGTTGTCAGACTAGTGACCAAAGTAGTTGATGGAAAGATAGTCCGACTGGCAAGTTAATCATTAAAAAATTATGAGTAACACAGGAGAAATTATGAGACTAGCAGAATACGACATCATTTTGATCAATAGCAGCGCAGGCAAGGATAGCCAGGCAATGTTGGACTACGTTTACAGCCTGGCAGTGACTGAGAATGTCACAGATCGAATCACAGTGGTACATGCCGATCTGGGCCGGGCAGAATGGTCAAAAACTGGCCAGCTGGCAGCAGAACAAGCGGCACATTATGGGGCACGTTTTGAAGTAGTCAGCAGGCCGCCTAGCCAGAAAGCACTGCCTGGTGCGTCTGGTGATCTGCTGGATCACATCAAGGAACGCGGCATGTTCCCTAGCAGTTCGGCCAGGTATTGCACATCGGATCACAAGCGTGGCCAGGTATCCAAAGTGATGACAATGTTAGTTGATGAGCGCAACAGCTATAGGCCCATCAAGATACTCAGCTGCATGGGCCTCAGGGCTGAAGAGTCACCTAATCGGGCCAAGCTGCCCCAGCTGAAACGTGACGCCAGGCAGACCAACGGCAAACGCATTGTTGACGTGTGGCTGCCCATCCAGAATTGGACTACTGAGGAAGTGTGGGCCAGGATACGCCAGGCAGGCACCCGGCACCATCCAGCTTACGACCTGGGGATGGGCCGCCTGTCTTGTGTCTTCTGCATCTTTGCACCCAAGCAGCAGCTAGTATTGGCAGGCCGACACAATCCAGAACTGCTGGAGCAGTACGTCCAGGTTGAGCAGGAGATAGGGCACACATTTAAGGCAGACCTAAGCCTGGCCCAGGTACAGCAGGAGATTGCAGCCGGGGCACAAGGTGGGGCCGGGGAATGGGGCCAGGCGTTATAACCTGGCCCCCCAGGCATTGACATCCTCATCATGACGATGATAATGTACAGGAAAAATCTAGCGCACAAGCCGAACAGGAGAGGAGAAACCATGAAATTCAGGGAATTGGCGATCGACCTACTTAACAACCGGGGTATAGATATAGACTTAGCGGAGAGTTATATAGACAGCTACTTTGGCAGAGAAGGGGAGATAGAGGGATATGGGAGAAGGGCTGAGGAGCGCGGTCAATGTGAGTTCAGCGATTATATAAACGAGATGGCAACCGAAATCATAAATAGTTAGCGCACACAGCCATCAGTTAGTGACTGCCTCTAGGGCTGGCACAGCAGCCCTAGGATCGGGCCACTAACCCAAATTTAGAGAGTAGGCCCAACAGGAGATAGGACATGGCTAAGACAGGATATTTCGTGATGGACAGCATGGAGCAGACACACAAGTATGGCGTGACCGTGTACCAGGTATGGCAAACAGAAGCAGAGGAGCAGAAACTCCGGTACGAGACCAGCAGCAAGGCCAAGGCCGACGCCGTCTGCGAGTACCTGACATTGAAGGCAGAGCAGGAGACCCTAGCACAGCAGTTGACCTGGGACGAGTTCAAGCAGGGTGGGATTGACGTACACACCTTCACACCCCGTTCCATCAAATGCTAGAAGTTAGCGTCCAATCTCAGGGGCTGGGTCTCTCAGCCTCTGGGGTGGGCCACTAACAAAATTTCGATCGAGGCCCAACAGGATTACAGGAGAGGATTATGCAGGCAAAGTTTCCAGGTACATGTAGAGACTGTGGCAACAAGTTCCCAGCGGGGACTGACATAGACTGGCAGCGTGGGCAAGGGGCCAGCTGCTGCAATGGTAGCCCCCAGGCAGCCAAGGCAGACCGGGCGTTCATTGTGGACGGTGCCATGAAGATGGAGTGGGTAGCGGAGAAGACCTACATGGAAGGGGTGGCATTCCAGGGTGACTCAGTCACCTACGAGGAGATGGTTTACAGCGGCTACAACTGGATGTGCGTTGAGTGTAGGTTGGTGTGGGGCAAGCAGCACCAGGGTATCAACTGTGGCAAGCGTAACCATGTGGCCAGCTATGAGGACACCTATGGGGTGAAGGAAGTGCGGAACGGTGTACCCACTGGCCCCAACATGTACACCATCACCAGGACGGCCATACGCCGGGAGAAGTCCCCAGATGTACCACCTGTGGCCCCGGCACCAGTCCCCCAGGTAGAAGAGCCTGCCCCCCAGGTAGACCCACAGGACATGACTTCAGAGCAGCTGTGGGAGTCCATGGGGCCGGGTACTATCACCACCAGCTGGAACTAGTACTCTGTCCGGCTGGGGCCAGTGTCGATGGCCCCAGGGGACAGGCTACCAGCCCAAAATAGCCTGAACAGGAGAAGGATCATGACACAGAAATGCACCCAGGTAGGCCCACGCGGTGGCCAGTGCCGCCGCAACGCCCAGGTGGTCAACGGCTGGCCGTTGGACTTCTGCCAGCCCCACAACCAGATGGTGCGGGACGGCATCCAGCTGTTCTGCTCCCGGTGTGGTGGCACCGCTAGCCCCAAGGACTAGCCCCCTGTCCACCAGGCAGCAGCTACCAGGTTGCTGCCTGGACGCCAGCGGTCTAAGACACAGCTGAGAGCAGGAGAGAAGAGATGCGAGAAGAGACACATAAACAGAGGCAGGCCAGGACTCTGAGAGAGAACGTCGGAGCGTTGATGCTTGTTGCAGAGCAGGCCCTTGAACGGGGGGACACCGGGAAGGAGTTCACCACCATCAGCAGGATAGACCTATTCACAGCCATCAGTGCCGGGAAGGAAGCCCTGAGCATAATAGCTGTGATGAGAGACAAGGCCAGAGATGAGGCTAAGAATACCTGCATCATCTGTGGCCGTCCCGGTGCAGCCATGCAAGGCATAGAGCATGACGGCTGGTGCTGGGGATGTGTGAGAAATCGGATCGAGGGCAAAGGGGTTGATTCCTACGGGAAGCCCTTCCCTGATTACCCAAGGCCCTGGGCTGAGGAAGGGGGGATAGAGACTCCAGTACCCACCCAAGAAGAGTACATCCCCGGCTACTGCGAGGGCTGTGTACGGATCGAGATGTCCAAGCTGGACTACGGCCAGGTGTTCCCGTCATTCAAGGCAGTAGCCTCTGATGACTGCGAGGGCTGCAATGAGAACCTCCTGGACGAGAGAGAGTACGCTAGCAAGTCTTGATTCATCGTAATGATGATGTTAATATCCAATCGACTCATAATTTTAACCCAAGCAGGAGAGCAGAGATGCCAGCAAATATCACAGTCAACAACGGCGTAGCAGAGATGATGACAGCGGATGGGAGAGACGCATGGCACGGCCTGGGGGCCAGGTTGTCCCAGGTAGCCACGGCCCAGGAGGCCATAGAGGCTGCCAACATGGGCTGGGAAGTGGGGATGCGTGAGGTATTCATCCAGACCCCCAGTGGCCAGTTCATGGAAGTGACCGATAAGAAGGCCGTCACCAGGATGGATAACGGCAAGGTGTTCGGGGTATTCAGTAACCAGTACACCCCCCTCCAGAACCGGGACGCCTTCACATTCTTTGATAGCGTGGTGGGAGCCGGGGAAGCCATCTACCACACCGCTGGAACCCTGGCAGGGGGCAGTCGGATATGGATACTCGCCAAGCTGCCCGGTGATCTGAAGCTGTCCGATACCGATGTGCTGGAGCGTTACATACTCCTGGCCAACAGCCATGACGGTAGCCTGGCAGTCACCATGAAGCCCACCACCGTGAGGGTGGTCTGCAATAACACCCTATCAGTGGCCCTGGGAGGGGAGACCAACAAACTGTTTAGGGCCGTCCACACCTCCAGCGTCATGCAACGGGTCAATCAGGCCCGTGAGACCCTGGGCCTCCAGGAAGCCTACTTTGCCAACGTGATGCGAGGCATCGAGCGTCTAGCAGATGAGCGCATGACCCAGGCAGCTGCTGATGAGTTCCTGGTGGAACTGTTCGGGCAGGAGGAGAACCGGGAGGCCATCTCCACCAGGATGCAGAACCAGATCGACACCGTCGGCAACCTGTTCGTTAAGGGCACTGGCAATCACGGCGTGAACCGCTGGGACATGCTGAATGCTGTCACAGAGTTCGTAGACCACAAGCGGAGCAAGGACGCAGACAAGCGGTTGGACGCTGCCTGGTTCGGAGGAGGTAAGGATTTGAAACAGAAGGCCTGGAACCTGCTCCTTCCAGCTGGAACCCTGTCCTAACCCACTTTAACCCTAAACACCCCCAGGAATCGCCTCTCAGGGCTTTCCTGGGGGTATCTGTGTCTCTGAGGAGGCCATGAAATGGAACAACTATTAGCACTGAGGCTAGCCGACCTACCCAAGCCCATGAACGTGGGCATAATCACCCCGTCCGATAGGAACCAGGTCATGGTGGCTGCCTGGAAGAGTGGCAACATCAACCTAACTAAGGAGGAAGTCAAATCCCTATGAAATGTCCCAAGTGCAGATACGATTGGCAGCCACGGGTGCCAAAGCCAAAGGTGTGTCCCAAGTGCCATCACTTTCTGAAGGAGGAGGACTATGAGAACCAAGTGGGGCAAACTGAAGCCACTGGATGACTACAAGACCGGGCTATATCCTCACAACAGGTGGGGGATGATATACCCCTTGAAGAAACATGGGGGCTGGAAGTGCATGTCCTGCCTGAATATATTTCAGGTCTTGGAGACAGGAGCGCGATCTGCTAGGAAACACTACTGCGTCCAGGAACATGCATGGAGAATATATGCAGGCAGGCCAGCACCCACTGTTACAGAGGCACCACCCCAAACAGACATCAAGCCCATCGAGAAGGTGATTGTACCAAAGCAGAAGAGGCCATTGATGAATCGACTCTTCAGTTGGTTTGGGGGATTGCTTTCCTGATGATGAAAAGTTAGGATGAGGCAGGGAGGCATTCTTGCTCCCTTGGATTGCCTCTCCTTCTGTGAAGCCCCCCCGGTTCTCTCCTGTGCCGGGGGGGCTTTTTATCCCTTAGTTATATATATTGGATACCTACCCTAAAATAGAGGCACTACGGTCTTACGGTATACGGTATTCAATTTACGGTAATAGAGTTTCTAAGTATCCAAAGGAGGGACATGAATTTTAGACCAGTACCAGCAGCAAACAAGTACGGGCACTCTGCCACACTAAGCTGCAAGGTTTTGCCAGAGATGGCCAAGGAGATACAGTCATTGGTGCAGTCAGGGAGGTTTCCTTTCAGCACCAACAGCGATCTGATGAGACATGCTCTTGATGAGACCATTAGACGGCTGAATGATTCGGAGCCGGGCATCATCAACCGGGATGCCACAGAGTTGATGATGGAGATTGTCACAAGAGAGAGAAGGTATAACGAACTGTCGAGCATGGTGGAGGACGCAGTCAAGATGATGGGGGAGGCAGTGGCTCAGGGCAGGATGCAGGATGCCAAGAGGACATTCCAGCAGACCTACTCTGTACTGTCCGACCTGCCTGAAGGCGAGATGAGGGACAACTGCCTTCACTTGGTGAGCAGGTTCATGTTCTTGAAGGACACCGCACCAGTCAGCTTAAAACCGGGAGAGGCTCAATGATCCCTCCCTCCAAGCTGATAGGCATAGACAAGTTCGACTCATGGTATCCAGGGCAGCAGGAGATTTGGGGGGACATGATGGCCTTCCTCAACTCCGACAAGCAGTTCCTGGCAGCGTCCATCCCCACCGGGTTCGGCAAGTCCCTACTGGGGATGATGACCAGCTGGTTCGGGAACAGGAGGACGGTGTATCTCACCAGCACCAAGGGGCTACAGTCCCAGCTGATGGCAGACTTCAACAGCATGGGACTGGTGGATATCAAGGGGCAGAACGAGTACCAATGTCTGGTGTGGCCCAGGACTAGAGTGGACGAGGCCCCATGCAAGAGCGGTTACGTCTGCAATAGCAAATCGGTGTGCCCTTACTACCATCAACTGGGAGAGGCCCAGAACAGCAAGTTCGTGGTCACCAACTACAGCTATTGGTTAGCCCAGTCCATCTACAGCAACGGACTCCAGCCCCAGGACAAGGAGACAGAACTCTTGATACTGGACGAGGCACACCTGGCAGGCAGGAGCCTTGAGTCCTTCTTGCAGATCAGTTTCGGTAGGTATGACAAGCCTACGGTACGGTGGCGTGAGGACTGGGACTTCCATGAGTGGCGATGGAACTGTGCCAGGCTGAGTACCAGCCTAAAGGAAGAGGCCACCAGGTTAGCCAATCAGATAAAGAGGTCATCGGATGTGCCCGGCCACCTGGTCGAGGAACATCGACGGGTCAACACGCTGCTAAGGAAGTGCCAATCACTGGCGCAGAGCAAAACAGATTATGTAAAGGAGGTACATTTCTGGGGGAAGAATGAGATTGTGACCTGGACTCCACTGTGGGTCAAAGACCACACCAATCTGCTGTTCCAAGCTATCCCCAAAGTCATCATGCTATCGGCTATACTAACTCCCCACATCGTGGAGAACCTGGGGGTCACCGATCCCCAATGGATAGAAGCTGAGTCCCCATTCCCGGCGTCGAACACGCCCATCACCCACATCAACACGATGAGGGTTGACCACCGGGCCACAGACGAGATGATGCTGACATGGGTACGCAGGATAGATGACATCATACGAGGCAGGCAGGACAAGAAGGGATTGGTCTTCACGGTGTCCTATGCCCGTGCCAAACTGCTCAAGGAAAACAGCAGATACAAAGAGCAGATATTCATACACGATACAAAGAATGTAAGGGAGGTGGTAGATAAGTTTAAGGCAGCCCCTGCCCCAGCTGTACTCGTTAGCCCCAGCGTAACCACTGGCTGGGACTTCCCACAGGAGGAATGTGAGTACATCGTCGTGGGCAAGGTGCCCTACCCTGACACCAGGGGGGCATTGATCAGGGCCAGGATGGCCGACAACAAAGATTGGGCAGCCCAGTTAGCAATGGAGACCCTCGTCCAAGAGACGGGTAGGGGCACTCGCAGTGCTGATGACAAATGCCAGGTGCTAGTAGTAGACGATGCCTGGCGTTGGTGGTGGCCCAAATACAAACACTTTGCTCCGACGTGGTTCCAGGAGCGAGTGTCCAGGCAATCAACAGATTTAATTCCACAAATGATTTAAGGAGAAACCATGGCACCAATGAGTTTAAAGCCTTCTGAGGCTTCTGAGGGTGGAGAGTTCCCAAGGGGCTATCTATCAGTCACCACCGCCAAGTTCGGTGAGTACCACTACATGACCAAGGATGGACAAGGTAATCCCACCCCTGCCCTGGATGAGAACAAGAAGCCCATCATTTCGATGGCTGCTATCATCACCCTGGAGAACGAGACGGGGAACCAGTTTGAACAGGTCTACAGCATAGGCCGACCAGATCGGTACACGGTCTCTGCTGACGGCCAGGTACTGGAGGGAGGGGTACTCTCCAAGAGTTGCAACTTCTACAAGTTGATGACTGAGGTAGTCAACCAGGGCTACCCAGAGGGCAGCATCAAGGACAACCTATCTGAGACCTTCGTAGGCATGACCGCCTACTGGGATGAGATACCCAACGGACAGCGCACCCTCATCGTACCTGTGAGAGAGTTGGCCCTACCTGGGTCTAATGGTGCAGCACCTGCTGCTGCTGTTGCTGCCCCGGCTCCTGCTGCTGCCCCTGACATGGTGGCCAAGGCGGTGGAGTTGGTGCAAGCTGGCATCGCCACTGACGGCTCCATCACCAGGCAAGCACTGGGCCAGTCGGCCTTCGGGCAGAACCTGGACAACGCCAGCCAAATGGCATTGATGAACGTCATCTTTGATGAGTCCCTTGTCACTGCACTTGCAGCGGTTGGGGTTAAGCTGGAGGGCGAGACCTTCTCGTCTAACTAATACACAGTGGGAGGGGCTGATGGAACTGGAGCATATTGAGGTAAACCTGAATGAGGCTGCTGATCTAGCAGACCCTCCTGAACCACGCGACAACAGCAAGCTGCACGTCTCGACTCTAGTCAACCGTGCAGCCAAGCTGACTGGCAACACATGGTACGAGGATAAGGAACCAAGCCCAGAGGGCTGGAACATCATGGCCCTGGGCAGGATATGGGAGTGGGCATCACGGCCTACCATACAGGTAAAAGCCAGGGAGATGGGGTTGGAGTTCCACCCCCAGGTAGTGAAGGAAGTGGATGGGATAGTTGGGAGTCTGGACGGTGTCCTATCCCCCTCCCTGGCCCCAGACCATACCGTAGCGGTGGTGGAGTGCAAGTCAAGGCACTCATCACCTGGTGACCCACGGGACAACTGGAGGTACATGGCACAGTCGATGGCCTACTGCTATATGTCTGGCTGTACCACCCTCTGGATGCCCGTCCTATATCTCCCTAGAAGGGGGCCACCTGACTCCCCGTTCCATCTGTACCAGATAGAATTCCAACCCCATGAGATAGTTGAGAATTGGGTGATGTTGAGGAATGTGAGGGATGTTAGCTAAAGGGAAATGTATCATCTGTGGCAAGGAAGGGGTTCTTGAAGCCAGATGTAACAGATGTAACAAGTGGGCATGTGATAGCCCAAGATGTTTGAAACTGATAAGACAGCCAGGACAATGCGCTGTACCGATTAAAGGAGAGAGGAATGACACAGGAGATGAACTCGTTGCTTGGCAGTGGTTGGATTAATACCATGGGGCCAGCACCATCGAGGATAATAGCCTCAATAGAGGGCACTGATAAGACAGGCAAATCCCATCTGGCACTGACTGCACCCCGGCCAATCATGTACATCGACCTGGATGTGGGCACAGAGGGCGTGATCCACAAGTTCCAGGGCGAGGACTTGATGGTCTACCAGGTAGAGCAACCTGAGAGATTGGGTAGTAGTCAGGAGTTGATGGGAAGATATGGGGAGATATGGACTACCGTCCAGGACAAGATAACAGAGGCCCTGGCAGTGAATGAGGGCACCTTGATAATCGACACGTTCACTGAAGCCTATGACATATGTCGGCTGGCTCACTTCGGCAAGATGTCCCAGGTGCAGCCCCACCAGTACGGGGTAGCCTATGCCGACCTGCGTGAGATCATGCGGAAGGTACATCAGAGCAAGATGAGTTGCATCCTGCTCCACAAGATGGGTAGCAACTTCAATACAGGGGAACCTGAGATGAAGGGCTGGAACGACATCCCCCACCAGGTGCAGGCAACCCTTCGCACCAGCAGGGAGGACACCCCTGATGGCCCCGTGTTCTCAGCTGAGGTACGGGCCTGCCGTCAGAATGCATTCATGATGGGTAAGCATCTGTACGCAGGGGCAACCGTCGATCCCCGTGGCATACCGGGTGGACTCAACATGCAGATGTTGATCGGACTGGTACAGCAGACATGATCTACCTCACGACAGCCGCTAACGATAGAGACCTGGTACGGCTGTTCGGTGACTTGGCAATGGCAGTCCCCATCCCCTATGGGGACTTCATTTTCCATGGCACGGTGAACAGTGAGAGGGTAAGGGTGTGTGGGGAGAGGAAGAAGTTCGCAGACCTGGTAGCCTGCATCAATGATGGTAGGCATGTCCAGCAGGTACAGGACGCACACACCGCCGGGTTCGATTACTACTTCCTGGTGTTGGAGGCCATCTGGCGTGAGACCCAGGACGGTGAGGATACCGAATACATGGTGGGCAACAGGTGGATCAGGGCCGGGATGTCCTATCAGAGGGTGGACTCCTACCTGAACGAGTTGACCTATCTGATGGGTGTCACGGTCAAGTACAGCAAGTCCAGCAAGGAGACGGCAAGGATAGTCAGGGGGATGCACGACTTCTTTGAGGACACAGAAGCCCATAGCAGTTTGAAGAAGTTCTATACAGCCCCCATGTCCCCCGTGCTGCTGACAAGGCCCTCATTGGTGCGGAGGGTGGCAAAGGAGCTACCTGGCATCGGATGGGAGAGAAGCCTTACCGTCGAGAAGCAGTGGCCTACTGTCAGGGAGATGGTGAATGCCCCTGCTGATGAGTGGGTCAAGCTGGAGGGTATCGGAAAGGGCATAGCCAGCAAGATAGATGAGGAGTTGGGATGATTAAGTTTGTCTGGTGCTTAGGACATCATGGGAATGGGCGGTTTACTCAGGAGCATAACAGCATATATGGCCATGAGAATAACTCCTCTGTGTGGAGATGCCTGGACTGTGATGCAGTCATGAAGAAGGTAGGGGTAGAACTGAACCGGGATAGGGACTGGACTCTGATGGAGGTGATCGATGATTCAGACTAAAGGTCTGTATGAGGCTACCCGTGGCTGCACATCCTGTGCCCTGAGAGACGGCTGCAAGGGGCCAGTGCCTGCCAAGCCAGGACATGGCAAGGTCATGCTGGTAGGCGAGGCCCCAGGTAGGAACGAGGATGAGACCGGGGTGCCCTTCACAGGGCAGGCTGGGGAATATCTGAACAGCCTGCTGAAGACGGCTGGTCTAAGCAGGGACGAGGTCATCATATCCAACACGGTGAAGTGCAGGCCTAAGAGCAACCGCACCCCCACTGTGGAGGAGGCCCAGTACTGTGCCAGCAGGTGGCTCGACCTGGAGATATCAGCCTTCCAACCTCAGATCGTGGTGCCTATGGGCAGGGTGGCTATCGAATATCTAACAGGGGAGGTCAATGTGGAGCATGTCCATGGGATACCCTTTGAGAAGGACGGGGCAACTATTCTTCCCGTCTACCACCCGGCAGCTGGCTTCTACGACACCCGGCTGATGCGCCACATCCAGGGGGACTTTGAGACCCTGGGCAAGCTGGTCAAGGGGGAGAGGGTGATCGTACCAGAGGATGACTACCCGGAGCCTGACTACAGACCGATGACCAGTACCAAGATATTCGATAAGGTGGCTGCCTGGGACACGGAGATAGTGGACGATGAACTGTGGTCATTCCAGGCATCCGATACGCCGGGCACTGGCTGGTTCATGAAGGCTGACTCATGCCTTCTTGATACGGGTGAGGGTGCCGTGGTACATAACTACCTCTTCGACGCCAAGTATATAGAACTCCCACTGAACACCGATGACACCATGCTGATGGCCTACCTCCTGGGACTGCCCCAGGGGCTGAAGGAACTGGCATGGCGGTTGTGTGGCATGGAGATGGACAGCTACCAGGAGACCATCGGAGGGCACCGTAAGGATAAGGCCATGGCCTACCTGGAGGACGCTGTCAATTTGGAGGTGCCAGACCCACCGCTGCTGGAGAACACCTCCTGGAGCAAGAAGGAGAACAGGTTACTGACTAGCAGCAAGCAGCCACAGCACATCAACAGGAAGATAAAGCGGATCATAGCTGATGTGGTGGGAGGCAAGCAGCTGAAGGACGGGCCTGTTGACCCCTACGTCAGATGGCACAACATAGATAAGAGGGAAAGGGTGGAGGTGGAGAGAGAGTTGGGGCCGATGAGGGATGCTTCGCTAGAGGATGTCCCTATGGATGAGGCGGTGCATTATGCCTGCCGTGACTCCGATGCCACCTTGAGGGTATTCCAGAGGCTGGATAGGGAGCTAGATAGGTTGGGGCTTCGGTACGTCTACGAGTTGGACAAGAGGACGCTGCCGATAGCCCTGGATATGATGCAGAACGGCATCAAGCTGGACTCCACCTACCTCAACAACCTGGGCAGGCATTACTTTGAGATGCTGGAGATGAAGGCAGAGGACATATTCTCCACTGAAGGGGTGGGCCGTAGGTTCAACCCCAACAGCGACAACGAGGTACGGAAGCTGCTGTTTGAGGAGTTAGGGTTCACCCCCAGCAAGTTCACAGAGACCGGGCTGCCATCTGTATCCAAGGATGAACTGCCCAAGATCGACCACCCGGTGGTGCCTCTTTTGATGGAGTACAAGCATATAGCCCACTTGAAGGACAGCTTCTGCGATACGCTGCCTGGTAAGGTGGACGAGTTTGGACGCATCCACCCCACCATCAATGTCACCAGGACTGAGACGGGCAGGTGGAGCATGAAGGAACCCAACCTACAGCAGATACCATCCCGTAGCGAGTTGGGTAAGGCTATCAGGAAGGCGTTTGTGGCAGAGGAGGGTAACTTCCTGGTAGCCATCGACTACTCCCAGATAGAGATGAGGGTGGCTGCCCACATGACGGGCTGCAAGAGCATGATCGACCTGTTCCTGGAGGGC